AAACTTTCCTTCTACGCAACTCGGTTAGCATACGTTCTCTAACTTTCATAAAGAAGTTATAGTTAGTACGTCTAAACTTAGGTCTTTCGACTCTAGGTTTAGCGATTAACGAAACTTCAGGTATCGGTTGTTTGATATTTTGTATCATATACTGACACCCTTCAACGAAAGGAAGGGAATAAGGGAAACTTATATAAGGGGTTTCCTCTAATAATCTATCAATATGCCGCTCTAATATAGTGAGTTTTAAACTCCTATGCGAGGGTAGCAGATTAATAGATGGAATAGCTCCATAAGGAACTATAGCCATTAAATTAGAAGGAACCTTAATATTTAAGAATCCCTTAACCTGGTTGTATGAGAAGGTCTCTCTTAAGATAACTTTAGATTTCTCTATAGCTTTCTCTTGATCCTCTTCTCATTGCTCCCTTAATACATCTTTTACAAAAGGTATTAAGTGATCCAGCGCATATCCTATCTGCCTTAACTTCATATCATATGGACTCAGCTCAACTCCAGTTTGTTCATAAACAGACTTAAAGCTGATGGGTCCCGTATTAATAAAACCGAAAGGTCCTATTAACACGTATAATAATGAAGTTAAATTCTTCCGCGATACTAAGGTTATATTATAACCTAAAGTATCTAGAAGACTTCTCACTTTTGCATTATCTACAATTCCACTTTTCGAAATATAATCACGTAAAAGGCTAGGGAAATGTGCGAAAGTCTTTAGACTTTGAGCAATATTCTTAGCTCCTACAGGAGTATAATCGATAGTGGGTGAAATAAATTTCTTTGCAAATTCTGCAAAACCATTGGTTGAAATAATAGACTTAGATTTATTAATTTCTACACCTAAGACTTCCGTCATAGTGTAGTAATAAATATCAGCTACTTCTTTGTTTCCAATGACAATGTCATCCCCCAATAAAGCGTAATCGTCAAATCAGGTTGTAAAACCGGCTTGTCGAGCACAATATTGAACGATGTAATGGTGAGTTACAGAAAAGACTCCCCAAGAGGATAATGCACCCATAGGCTGACCAACACTGTATCAGAGTTTAAAGTACTTTCCATTTACCATAGATGACTCAGGAAATATAATATCACTATTATACTTCTTTAAATCACTTAGGGAAACGGCATAAGGACGATTAACTAAGATACACTTCCAATCACTAGCTAATCTTTGGTTATAAATCAAAGACAAAACTTGTACTTGGAGATCTATTGGTAATCTATCGGTAGCTGCTGAGAGATCAAAGGAATATAAATCCTTTAATCCCTTAGCCATTAATCTCTTGAGAGGCTTTTGCTGATCTCAACAACCATCATTCGGTATCCTTTTTAAGATATCGAACATATGTTTGTGAATCGGCTCAAGTATACTCTGAGATCACACGTCAAGCATCGCAAATACTCTAATTTTACCAGCAGGTTCAGACTTGAACGCTAACTTACCGATCTTTAAATCGGATTTAGTTAGAGTTCAATCTTTTACAACATCTATCTCACTAATTAGAGTCCGGTATATACCGGATTCGAAGTAATTAGATAATTGTTGCATACTGTATAGTAAAGGAGAGGCATTCGAAGCCGTTAGTGCTTTCGCATCTAACGGTGCTGACATGATTGAAGGTTTACCATTTGGACCGGCTGTACGTAAGGGTAATAAATCTAAAAGCCCCTGAGGTCTTGCGACCTTAGGGAATAAATCATGAACGTACTGCAATCGTTGATACTGTAGAGTAGTCGAAAGACCACTGAACGGAGCAACGATTGTAGAAAGTTTTAATTTACCTTTTAGAGGAATTACTCGATATACAGTAAGTAAAGCTAGCACTGCCTGAATAATCTTAGTATTACCATCTCGGATTTGTGTCCGGATGGAGTACGGGATACATTTAGGTAGGCCGTCTGCACTTAGCGCTAACCTCTGTTCGTTATTAGGCACATGTACTCCAGGTTGTTTTGCTAGTGACTGGAGTGTCTTTACATGGATATATTTCAATCTATGTACAGTTCACTCTCATCCACAGGCAACACGCCACCGGAATACAGTATCTAAGAAATCGAAGAAAGGTTTCTTATTTTCGATCCCGTATAATCAAAGTACCAAACTCAAGTACCTCTTAATTAGTTTATCACTAATTAATTTGTAAGTTGATGAAGTATTAAAATTATTGAAGATAGTCATAAGAGTGTCCGACATAGCCTCCGTCAGGGATTTTAATCCCCTTCGGTTCAGCCTAACCTCTAATATTAACTATTAGTAGGGTTGGGTGCGGACCGAACCACAATCTTTAACAATTTAACGATATTGCTATCGGGGCCAATTCTCAGACCCTTAGTACCTTTCAGCCATCTATATATATAGTTACCTCGGTTACTCATAAATATACGGTGTCAGTTTGGATTATAAGACCAAATCTGGGACGTAGAACTGCTTATTGAAACACCCACTTCCTTTATTCTTCCTATAGTCGCTTAGTTTATTTGTTCGCTAAACGACAGTTTAGTATCAAGGTTTAAATGTTCTTTTACACAGTTCGTTTCGATAACGCTGTCCTCTATATCTATGCCTTCACAAAGGCTATATATACGATAGTGGTTTCTCGACTAACCTAGTCAATCAAGTGATTAGGCGGAGAAAAGTAGGGATTGTACGATAAGGGGTTCTAACGACACAGCGGGTTTATAGCTGTGGACGCAAGTCGCCCTCTAACGGAGATTATTCTCTG